CAAAACAGTTTCATAACATCATCCCATTCTCGGCGTATCGCCATACGATGCACCGGTTGCCTTTTTCGTTATCTCTAGTTGTGCCGCTATCTATTACGAAGCCATCTGTTACGAGGGATCCGCGAATCGGTCGTACTGTATTGCCATCTAAGTGGAGATACTTCTCGATCTCATTATCAGTTAAGCCGGTGAGTCCTCGGTTGATGAAAAGTTCATAGACTTTGCGGCGAAGTGATCCAACTTTCGGCTCGATCTTCTCCCTTGCCTCTATTGAGGTGCGTTGTGTCGTCATCCTGCCAACTCCTGAACTCTTCGATTGAGCGCGTCCTTTAGCGTTGTGCCTTTGATCGAGAAGTCTAAAAAATCCTTCTGTTCTGCCCATATTTCACGAAGTCGGGAAACTTCGTTGGTTTTGTAGATCTCATCCAGAACAATCTCAAGTTTGTCCAATTCCTCCGGAGTTAATGTGCGAACCGCGTAAAGATTCTTTCGAGGATTCTTTTCATAGCGCTCAACCTTTTCCATCTCTTCGCGTGATGGGCGCTTATTGCCGGAGAAGATAAAGTTGGCGAGTGCGCGGCCAATCGCTGAGGTTTCGCATACTTCGAGAGCGGAAGTCTTGGTGACCATTGAAGAGCCAACAATCTCCTCAGCCATTCCGCTAGTCACGGAGCGCTGATCTTCTCGATCGGTGTAGATCCAAGCCTGAACAATGAATCGAGAATCGTCGTTGTGCATAATCTGGGTATGAATTCGCCCGTTTGGGAACTGCTCCCAAAACTTTTTGATTCGAGATTCGACTGTGTCGTAATCCTCGAGGTTGAAGCGACCCGCCATTTATTTGCCTTCCTTTTCTAGTTTGGTTTTCTTGGTTGTTTTCTTTGCGTACTCGATAGCGACATCGACCAATCGCATCCCGTAAAATTGTTTTGCATGGCTATAAGGAACTCCGACCAATCCATCGGTGAGTTGATAAGCCTCAAACTTTGTAATGAGATCAGGCACTCCGAGTTCGCGCCACTGCATTAGATACTTAAATGCTTTTTGACCTTCGCGTTTTGTGTGAGTCATGTTATGCACTTACCTTAATCTCAGACCAGCACCATGAGCAAAATCCCTCACGGGTTGGGCGGGGAGTTCCTTGTGTGTTGGCGATGGAATTCCAATTCTTAGCCTGAGAGTCTAAGCACTCAGGACGATCGCAAACTTGTAAAGATGCACCCATTTCAGCGCGCTGAATATATTTTCCGTTAATGCGAAGATTGGTATCCAATTCACCGCATAGCATTTGGCTAAGGTTTAGAATGAACTCGCGCTTTTCTTCGCTTGTTGCTTTGCTTTCAGATTGAACATTGAGTGCACGGATAATAAGATCAAGTTCTTCCGCTGTAAGTCCTACGCTTGCCTTGAACATTTTGTTGCCTTTCTGTTGGGATCCGTTCTCTCGGATCTGTTAAAAGGAACAGTAGCCCATAAATTACGAAAAGGGAAGATCCTGCCCATTTCTGCCCGTCGGCGCGGCGCGGGGATTTATGCGAGGATTGAGCCATGATCCGAGTCCAAATCTCCCTGTGGAGCCTTGCCGTCATGGTTGAGGCTGAATTGAAGTATCCCGATCAGATCGACGATATTGTTAACCGCGCCTCTACACTCTTTGTAACGGGGCTTATGGCGGCCAAAAATCAGGATCTAGACATCACACAAGTCAATTTTATCGACCTCGGGGATGAATCATCCGCCGAAGAGGATTAGACGAATTGGGTGAAAATGTCTATATTTCCGCCCGAGAAATTGTCGCATTGGATGGCCGCTTCGATCGCTTTTCTAACCAAAACTGCCGCAACTTCAGGGAATTCCACATCCTCCGCGCCTAGAGCCTTGAGCGCTCCGAGAGCATAATCTCCGCCGGATCCAGCCCTGTAAAGTTTGCTTGTCGATGTTTCCCACGAATAATCATCTGAAACCTTGAATATCTGCCCTCGGACGGCAACTAACAAATTGTTATCGAGGCGGACTGTTTCATCTTCTTTTTTCCACTCAGATCCGGCGTCTAATAATTTCCGGCGAAGGGATGGAATGAAGAGTCGAGTCATATAACTTTCCGGCGATCCACGGAATCGAGGCGCAGTCCATCCATGTTCGAGGATATTCAATCCGCGAACGGCACCTGAACCGGCAATAAAAGTCGGTCCGTTTTGGAAAATCTTAGGATCTCGGACATAAATGAATTCACCGTTTGTATCACTTGCCTTTGAGTCGGCTCCTAATACGCACCAGCCGTCGCCTTGAATTCCTACGAGGGTAGTCATTACTCAAGCCACAACCGGTATTCGGAAGTTACGCGACCCTTCTCAGGATCAACGAAGTGCAAGCGCTGAGAGGCTTCGCCATTTGCGGCAAGAAGATCACGAGCGTATCTGTTGCCAGTCTCAACTGCTCCGGACATAAACACAGATCCTTCGCCGTTGGCCATATTCCACGACTGATGCTGATGGTAATGACCGATATAGAGGTCGCGAAAATCAAATCCCTTAGTGATCTCATCAACTTCATCGAAGAACTTATACGCGCCGGATTTCCAACGATCGGCAAAACGCACGATTGTTGATGCGGTTCCCCAACGGATTTCGTCTCCATGAATGAGCAACGCTTTATAGTTTCCAATAGTCACGCGCTGAATGTCCTCCTTGGTCATTTGCCAAGTAAGGCGCTTCTCATCTCTAAGTGCTTGCCCTGCGAACATATAAGTCAATTTGTCCCAGTTAATATCTTTAGGCAATTCGCCAAACTTTCCAATGCGACCGTGGTTGCCCGGTTCGCAAATAACTGTAACTTTCTCAAAATTAGCAAGAAGTGTGCGAACTATGTCGATCAAAATACGCGAAGCCTCAACAAATTGAGTCATGATGTCTGAGTCAACTTCATAAACTTGCGCAGGGAAGATTGTTGTATTTTCAACAATATCTCCGCCAAGCATGAGGACAATCTCTTTGACCGGATGATCTGCTCGCTGAATGTCTGCAATCCGGATTGTTTTTTCAACTGATTGCTTTACAAGGCGCTCGCACTCTTTAGTGTTATATGTGAGAGTTTGCTTGCCTAATTGCCAGTCAGTCGAATGTAGAAGGGCAACCTCTCCTCGTTTCTTTCGAGAATCTTTAATAGGAGTTGGAACGGGCAAAACCGGCCCATGTGACAACATCGCATCATGGGCGGCATTAACTACGGCTTGCGTAAAGTCTTCTTTGTTTCTTTTAAGATCAGCAATAGTTTTCTGAGATCTTAAAAGGGCTCTGCGAAGTTCATTAACATCTTGCGATTCCGGCTCGGGGATATTTTTTAGTCGGTCGCTGAGGCTCATTCGATCCCCATTATGTCTTTACCGTGTTTCGTGTAACCCTCTTTATCGAGCCACGAATCATTTTTGTAAGGGTTGTAGAAAAGACGAACGGACTTAAGTGCATCCATCATCAACGCAACTTGATACGCAGGAATATCGTCCTCAAGTTTTAAGAATCCAGCCCATACGCGACCAATAGCAGTGAACTCAATAAACGCGTCGCCGTACTCATCTAAGCGTTCTTCGAGGATTTCATCTACTCGACTACGGGGCATTTGCATCGTCCATTTCTATGATTGTTGAAAGTAACTTCAGCGATGTGATAACCCTCAGACCTAAGAGCGGCTACGAGTGTCATAGACGGAGTGCCTTTTTTAATATGATCAAGGAGATCTTTGCGATCTACTTCGTCCAGCATCTCGAGAATAATTGCGAGAGTGCATTTGCTTTCAGATTTGGTTGTGTGTCGTTCAATAGAATCGGCTAGCGCCATAGTTGCCCCCTTATGAGAGAAGCGTACCGAGAAAAATCTTGAGAAGCGAGTAGAAACGCTAAAAAGAAAAGAGCCGCGGCGAATAATTTTTAGGGTTATTCGAGGCGGCTCAGTCTTGCACTCATGGTCAATAAAGTGCTACCGGCACTCTAGGGTTTTTTCCGGTGTGAATCCGTATTCAGTTTTTATGCCATTTGACATTAAGTTCAGCCTAGCAGAAAACCCTGTCGCTAATTAGCACGGGCTATCGAAGCCAGTACGACAGGGTTCTCGCGGTCAGCCATCGAAATGAACTGAGGGTGTTAATTCTATCGTACCGGAATATGTGGATAAACACATATTCAAGCATTACCCCTGAACATTGTTCACATAAGGCGTGATGATGTGAGATTCCGGCAACACATCCGGACTTGATGGGGGATTGTGTGGCACGGAACTGCCAGCAAGGGCGGCACCTGCGGCAACGATCAAGTGATGAGAGTCCATCGCATACCCACTATTTGCCCACGCCGCCATAAATCCAGCACTCCCGAGAGCAATCGCCTTCGGGTTGGTTATCGGTACACGAATCATTGGATCCCCTTTACGAGTAAGGCATAAGTCACCTGATCCAGTATCCCAGTAACGGGGAGTCCAACTTTCTTCTGATACAACTTAACGGCGGCAAGATCAGCCGCGGTGAAAGTCGAGTTCTGAGCCACGGCAGGAATCAGTCCGGCGTTATAGAGAGCCTTTTCGACTATCAGTTCGGCGGCGGTTTTCTTCCCTACCACTAGATCCGATGCCTTCCACGCTGGCGCAGAGGCGGTTGTGAGCGGTTTAGCAGTTGGGGTCGTGGTGCTTTGATGGATAGCCACCCCGCCAGCCCCTAGAGCCGTTGTAGCGGCAGTTCCGATGGCTAAGGGTTTATTAGTTCCGAGGGAGGTGGTCGGCTTGAGTGGGGTTTCATACTCAGGTCGCACTATCGCCAGCACATAGAGGTAAGAGCGATGCCGAAGATAAACCCCATGCCCGTTGTATTGAGATACATCCGTCATATGCTCCGGTCCAGTATTTCCGCCAACGGTAGTGATTCCATCTCGGGAGGCATTTACAACGATCTCAACATGGTCGGCGATTCCATTACCAGCCCACGAGAAGAAAACTAGATCGCCCGGCTTTCCATCATATTTATTGACTACGCCTTTGCGTTGCTGAAACCACGAAAGACCGGCAGGGCAATACGAGAACCCTTTAGGAGTTTGAGCGGCTACGAGATGAGAAAGATCATTTTGCGCGAATACCCACGATACGAACATAGCGCACCACGGCTCATTTGGCACTCCGTACCAATCGCCATACGGGTTGGCATCAGTAGTGCCACCGTAAAAACCGACTTGCTTTTGTGCAGTCGTAACAATATCGAGCGCATTAGACACGATGAACAACCTTAAAAAGAATCAGAAAGGTGGTCAAGATAAAGGCAACATGTAAAAAATCAGCCTTACGATTCATCTTTCCCCCTAAATAAAAATAGCCCCGACCCCTTGAGATCGAGGCTATCTAATTTTACTACTTAGTTTCTTCGGCCTTTACGACCTTGTTTGCATCTGCTAGAGCCGCATCGACTACCGCAGTCACGACCGGAGCAGGTGCACCAGTATCAGCCACGATTGTATTGACGAGCGACTTAGGATTAACACGCGCCAAAATTGGAGCAAGCAATCCACCAACGAACGCCTCAATAGCGATCTTCTTAACTGCATCGTGAGGGTTGATCTGATACGAAGCGTATCCAGCGGCAACGATTCCGTATGCGTAATGCTCGAGGAGTGCCTTTTCTTTAGCCGTTATCTTCAACTTTGCCATTTTTGTCCTTCTTTCCAATTAGGTTGCGAACATATTTTTCTGCTTCGAAATCACTAGCCGAAGCGTGGTGGATTCCGCCGACTCCCCTATGGTGTTTTTCGCAGAGCCATAAAAGATTCGCTCCCGATTCTACCCACTTTCCCACTTCATCGGGATTGCTGATTCCCGGATAGTCCATTTCGAGCCATTTAAGATCGACTCCATTTTGTAGGCTGAACTCAACATGGGCGTGGTGTAACTCTAAGCCTCCGGCGCACTCAGAGAAGTCGCCTCGATGCTCTCCGATTGAGCATTTAGCCGAATCCTTTGTGGCGTTGCGGTACGCATTAAAATCCCGATAGTGGGGATCACTCTCTCGCGCTTCGTGAGGCGGATAGTGAACAACATAATTGTTTGTAATCGCTTGATCGTGCGCTTCCATTAAATATCGAGTTTGGTTTTGATCACGGCTTGATTCACTTGCAATTCGTGAAGTGCCACATCTTGACGATTCAGTTGATCCTTAATAGATCCCCCACCGTTTTCGTACATCTGATATTCGATTTTGTCTAAACGCTTGTCCATTTTATTGAACTTTTTGTTAATCCAGAAAATCGGCGCTCCTATAATTACCACGCTTTCCAAAACCGCCCATATAGCGTTTGAAACCGTGTTCGCGTTATTCCAAAATAGCATCGTTGCGCCCTTTCGGGTTATTGTTTAGACGAGTGTGATTGTTCTAATTGTACCGTTCGCATCGACAATTTTCAGAGTGTTAGTTGTAGAGTTGAGCCACATATCACCCTTGCGAGTATTAGTTGGATCAGTAGCCACAACGGGAACAGTGAAGCGACCTGCGGTTTCTAATTTATTTAGGCGAGCGTCAAGGTTCTGAAAGAGATCACGCAACGCAGGTGGCTGATTTACATAAGGCATTAGATCCTCAATTCGATGTTGTTGTAAGAGTTAAGGTTACGCGCTCTGGTCCATTTTCACCCGGTGTTACATTAAGCCCAATGATACGGAAGTTACCATCGAACTCAGATGGATAGAACGGATCTGTAATAACTACGCGAGCCTGATCTCCGAGATTATATGTACCGAATACAGGATCGGCATAAGGGGGTGCAACAACTTGTAATGTCTGTGGAGGATAAGAGGCGGCCAATACTTGACCATTTGCTAACCCAGTAAGCAAGGTTGAATCCGTAATGTTGGAATAGTTAGTTGCATCCTCAAGGAGCGGCCAGCCCGAGCCAGTCTTAGTTGCATCAGTACCAGTAGCGATTAACTTGCCTTCGTTTGATCCAGCGCCAGTTGCGTACACGGTATTAACGGCCTTCGATCCATCCTCTTTGTAATTATATTGCACCATATTTCCGGCAGGGAGGATGAAAGTAGGAACGCTTGATGATAATGCAGAATAGGTGTTGCCTAGTCGTGGATACCCAAGTTGAAGGGTCTTTGTGGGGTTTCCATCGCCATCATAAGCAACTTTAATGTTGAAATCGAATCCGTTGTTATTCTTAGCAAGATCCGAGAGCGCATTAAAATATGACTTCAATTCATAAGAGTAATAAACCTGCGACACAGTAACGCCCGAAGTATTTGACGGAATGATCACGCCAATATTTCCATACGGAACGGCTTGTGCGGCTTGGATCAACTGTTGGGCAATAGTAAGTTGATCGACATTTGTATAAGCCTGAGTCGTAGTGATACGACGGCGCTCGAAATAGGACTCGAACTCTCTAGCCGTAATCTTTATGTGCTGACTTGCTGAGTCATATTCTCTGCCCCATATAATTCCGCCCCATACAAGAACACCCGAACGATCTACATATATCGCACACCGTCCAGGTATTGTTGAATTGAGAACATTGAGACCCGCCGAATTAACGCCGGATAGCAAAAGATCACCCGTAAAAGTTCCAGCCGCATTAAGTTGCTGAGTAAAATTAACATTTGTTAAAGGCAACTCAGCGAGGATCTGATTAGTCAGAACATCGGCAAGAAGGTAGCGGTAATAGGTTGTAGCCATGCGACTACTTTACGCTACGGGTTTGGATCTTGCCGCTATCGCTTGGATTGTTGCGAGATCCACGACCTGCTCAATAACAGGCGGTAACTCAACAGGATCGCCAATCTGTACATATTCTTCGCCGCATAAATCGCAAGCCTTAAACCATTGAGGCTCGCCGAATCCGCGAGTTTCTGAGTATTGTTTCTTGCACTTTACACATTCGTAGTTGTATTTCATTTTTTAATCTCCTATTAGTAGTAAAGAAGAATGCAACCGTTGCCACCGTTGCCACCATATTGCGTGCTTGCTGTTCCCGATGCAACTCCTGCAACAGAGCCCCCGCCACCGCCACCGCCTGAGCCGCCATTACCGCCAATCGCGTTGGTGCTTGTGGTTGCAAAAAATTGTCCTGCGGATCCGTTGGCAAGATAACCCGCCCCACCGCCACCGCTTGATATTACAAGATTAGGAGACCCTCCCGTACCTGACCCACCCGCTCCGCCGGTAAATGAAGCGGAGTTCCCGCCATTTCCGCCAGTTGTTATTGTTCTAGTGCCAGAGCCCGAATTATTAAGATATACCGCACCGCCACCACCGCCAACAAGCCCAGAACCACCAGAACTGCCAGAAACAGTTATGGTTTGGGCGTTGCACTGTAGAGAACCACCGCCGCCCCCCGATGTGCCACTTACTCCGTTTTGTACAGTAAGTGACCCTGAAGCGGCAGAGTTGAAGCAGAATCCATTAGCACCTGCCCCTCCAACCGAAGTCAAATATGCGGAACCGGGTCCACCCATCATGGCGATTGGGAAGTTGAAGGTATTGCCCGAACTTCCGCCGCCGCCTGAACCGCCTTGCCCCGAAGGAGCATAATAAGTAACTGTTCCTGTTGTATTTTGAACGAATGTTTCACTCCCGGGCGCTCCACCTAGTGCGCTTACAAAGCCAAACTTAGTGGTTCCTCCGTAAGAGGCTGGTGGTGCCTGGCCTACAGATATACTCCCTGCCGCTGTTGTTGTGCCGAT